CAATACTCACACTTCGCCCTATACGGCATTAAGGGGGCATAATGGCTGCGACTTATGAACCGATAGCAAATGTTGATGTCACAAATGTGACAACAACGACTTTTAATTCACTAGGTTCTTACACAGATATCATAGTGGTAGGGGCAGGGCTAACAAGAGGCACCGCGAATTCCATTTTTATTCGTTTCAATTCTGATACAGGTTCTAATTATTCTTATACACAGTTAGTCGGAAATGGCACAGCCGCTTCTTCAAGTCGCCAAAGTAATCAAACTTCTATTTTGGTAGGCGCTGGAACAAGTGGATTATCGGCAACTCCCACAATGTTTATTTGTCAAATACAAAACTTTAGCAACGCTAATACCTATAAAACCATTTTGTCGCGGGATACCGATTCTAATGGTTCTACCGAAGCCTTTGTTGGCTTGTGGAGAAATACTAACGCCATCACTTCTATCACTATATTTACAGGTGGAGATTTTACTGGTGGCACTTTAACCCTCTACGGAATAGCGAGCGCATAATGGCAACCACTTATGAAGCAATAGCCACCGTTGAGGTGGGAAGCGGCGGGGCTGCGGTTGAATTTACTAGTATTCCGCAGACTTATACGGATTTATGTCTAATGCTTAGTGCTAGAGCCAGCATTACAACTGGAAACATAAAATTTGCTCCAAACGGTTCTGCCGCAAATCGTTCTGCTAGATATTTGTTAGGATTAGGTAATTCAACAGAAAGTGGAGCAAGTTCTAGTCAGCCATTTATTTATTCGTACGCAGTACCTAGTTCTTATACAGGTAGCACTTTTGGCAATATTAGTTATTACATACCAAATTATACAGATTCTAGCGAGAAAACAGTATCGGTTGATGGTGTTACAGAAAATAATGGGACAACGGCTTTTGCTTTTTTTTCCACTTCGTTACTTGGCACAAGTGCTATAACTAGTATTGAGTTAACCATTTATTTTGGTGGAAACTTTCAGCAATACTCAACCGCCACACTTTACGGAATCTCATCCAGTTAGGAAAGGAAACAATGCCAACAAAACTAATAGTGGATTGCTCCACCGGAGTCACCACAGAGGTAGAACTAACAGCCGAAGAAATCGCACAGCGCGAGGCAGATGCGGCAGCGTTCGCTGAGGCTAAGGCTATTGAGGAAGCCGAAGCAGAGGCGAAGGCTGAGGCTAGGGCTGCTATCTTGGAGCGCTTAGGCTTAACCGAAGATGAAGCAAAGGTGCTGCTTGGCTAAGTTGTGTAAAGCGGGGCAGCAACTCAGAGAGCAGATAGATGATGCGTTCCCCGATAGAAATAGAAATGCGCCTGAGGGGTGGATTGCAGACTCACGCCATGCTGCTCGCCGTAGTGACCATAACCCTGATCCTAAGTCGCAAATTGTACGCGCCATTGACGTTAATGCCGATTTACAATCCAACCCAGCCGAAATACATGACCTTGCTGATCAACTACGACTACTTGCCAGATCTGATAAACGAATATCTTATATAATCTTTGACGGTAAAATTGCTAGTTGGCGAAAGAATTACAAGTGGAGAAAATACACCGGAAGTAACAACCCACACCGAACACATATGCACATAAGTTTTACTGCTCAGGGCGATTATGACGGCAGTATGTTTCGTATTCCCCTACTGACAGGAGAACCCATAAATGGAACAAGCAAAAAGACTCGCAGCAAGTTGGGCAAGATCCTTTCTGGCAGCGTGCCTAGCAACTTACCTATCGGTGGGTTGGGATCAGAAAGCGATACTGGCAAGCGGTGTTGCTGCCGTTGCACCTGTGATAATCCGGTGGTTAAATCCTAAGGATGCCATTGGCGGCGTTCGGCGTTGAGTCCGGCAGAGTGGGCTGCCTTTGTGGCAGCCATACTTTCTTGCTGCGCTTTAATTGTCGGTGGTCTTAGATACATTATTCGCCACGAAGTTCCATCTATTTTAGAAGGATCTAATATCGTGTCGCGCATAGAGAAGTTAGAAACTATGGTTCTAGAATTGCTTACTAATGAGCGCAAGAAAACCAACAAAAGCAGAGCGCGCCGCTAAGCGTAAGGCGAAAGAGCGCGCTGCTGCGCGCAATAAAAATGAGCCTTTACGACCGATTGACCTTTGGGCTGCCGAAATTGTTGAGTGTTACGAGGCTTTAGTACGCGCTGGTTATGGCGAAGATAAAGCCCGCTGGTTTGTAGAAGAAAAAATGCGGCTGCCTGATTGGCTTATTGGCAATCCTGATCACACTCCCTATGAAGATGATGAAGATGAGGATGAATGAAACGCATAGTTGTCATATCGGATCTTCAAGTACCCTTCCATGACGAAAAAGCAGTACGAAACCTTGCCGCCTTCATACGAAAATGGCGGCCTGATGATGTTTTATGCGTTGGTGATGAGTTGGATTTCCAGACCATCTCACGTTTCAGTTCTGGGCGTGATGAATGGTCAGGCACAATTGGGCGCGATAGAGATGCTTGCCAAAGCGTTCTCTACGAATTGCAGGTTAGCCATATCGTCAGAAGCAACCACACCGACAGACTCTATAACTCCCTAGCAAAGCGCCTACCAGGCCTGATTGGCTTGCCTGAGTTGGAGTACGAAAACTTCATGGGCTTTAAGAATCTAGGCATTAAGTTTCACCGTAAGCCCTATGAGATTAGCCATGATTGGATTATGGTGCATGGTGACGAACAAGCCATCAACCACAATGCCGGTTTAACGGCCTTAGGAGCCGCTAGAAGGCATGGAAAGAGCGTGGTATGTGGTCATACCCACCGGCTAGGGGTTTCGGCCTTCTCAGAGGCTTCTGGGGGCGTTTTAGGGCGTGTTCTACGTGGCCTTGAAGTAGGTCATTTAATGGATGAAACCCAGGCATATTACACGCGTGGCTCGTTTAACTGGCAGAAGGGATTTGGCCTGCTCTACGTAGATCGGAAAGGCGTTACGCCTGTGGCAGTACCGATAGACAAGCAAGGCAGTTTCGTAGTTGAAGGCAAGCGTTATGGATGAAACTAAGCCTGACTTGCACCGAACCGTGGATGATCATCTAGATTTATTTGAGGACACGCCGCTTTAGGTTTGACAATAGCCATTTAATACCCTCTAATTGGTAATTGAAATACCAATTGAAAGGGGTATTAGTGGCAATCAGGGCAAGATTAAAATGCCCAGCCTGCGAAATGCGCAGCGATTGGGATATTAAATTAAGTAAAAATTGGTACATTCGCTGCTATAAATGCGGCGCTGAATATGATTTAGAACGAGCCAAAAGACCAAAACCAGCAAAACCAATAAAGTCCAAACGTAGACGTAAATACGTTGGGTGGTTCAGATGATTCGTTTTGACCGTAAAACCTTATGCTGGACAGATGGCAAGCATTACGTTCATGCGAAGGAAATCAGACAATACGCAATAGAAAACTGCGGCGTTAAGGCGCGCCGCGGGAAACTATCACGCGAGGTTATAGGCACATATTTCCTGGATGTGTTTCGCGTAAATGATGAGGTGGCCTAATGAGTCGCTACCAATTAGAAGTTATCTTATGGTGTGGCTTGGTCAGCCTTGTCCTCACTACCTGGTTTATTAACTTAAAAAACAATCATTACAAAAGGGGCTATCGGGATGGGTACAACAGAGGCAAAATCGTGGCGAGCGAAAGATATATTGACTGATGCGGGTGATACGATCTCAGACAGAGGGCAAACGCATGGTCATTACGACCTCACAATGTTACGAACCGCAAAACTATGGACAGACTTCCTTGAACGAGAGATTGACCCAATGGATGTTGCAATCTGTATGGCGCTGGTCAAACTCGCAAGGATCATGGAATCTAGAGGCAGTCACAATGATAACTTTCTTGATGCCGTGGCCTATATGGCAATTGCAGGAGAACTCGCGGTCAAAGATTGGAACGATCTGGATGCTTTCTAGATCGCCACGCGGTCAATGGTGTGACACATGCAAGGCCAGATGGGGAACTGACAATTGGCGAGGACAAACACAAGCCGTTTGGCAGATAACCAGCAAACGATTTAACAAATTAGTTGTACGCCATTATTGCCAGCCTTGCGCCAATGATGCTCAGACTTGGCATGATGGAACATGGTGGAGTTTTAAGGAACAACTTGACTACGCGAAAGGGCACAGGCCACTAGATGTTTAATTTACAAGATTATGAAGATGTAGATACGAGGATACACAAATTTTATGAAACCTACGCAGACGGTTCTATACATACAGAACTCATTGAGAACAACGAAGAAAAAGGAATTGTGGTCTTTAAGGCTACGGCGTACCGTACCTATGCAGATACTATGGCTGCCGCTATTGGCTATGCGCGCGGCGCTCGCAAAGATCGCGGTGTGGATCGCGATTTTTGGTTTGAGAATTGCGAAACGTCTGCAATTGGCAGATGCCTGGCTAATCTCGGATTATCTACTAGAGGAAAGCGAGCAAGCAGCCTTGAAATGGCTAAGGTTGCGGACTCTAAAACAAATGCTAACCAACCGATACGCGTACGCACCAAAGAGCAGAAGGAGTTTCTAAGTGAACGCAATCCAGAAGCCGAAATTGTTTGGGATACAAGCATTGAACCACCGGCTGACCTTGAACCCGCTTTTGAGAACGCAACTGATCTGGTTGCTTCGGTTTTATCTGCCGAACCTATCCCTGCGTGCAAGCATGGCCTTCGCACGCTTCGTGAAGGTACTGGTGCTAAGGGTGCTTATCGTGGCTGGACTTGCCCTATTCCTATGAAGCGCAAAGCCGAACAATGCAAGAGTATTTGGATGATATTAGATCCATCAGGTAAATGGGTTTATAGGCCAGAAGATGCTGATTTGATTGCGGGGTGATAAATATGTTGGTGTTAGACAAACGAATTGACACGTGCGACAATTGCAACGAGCCATTAACTGCGGGAACAGTAAAGCCTTGCGAGTGCCGCACATGTCATGTTAGGACAAACTAGATGTCACAGAGCCGAAAACATAGGGGCTATGCAACTCAGAGGATTGTAGCAGAATACTTGCGCAATCAAGGCTGGGAACACGCGCTGCCTGTTGGCGCTGGTAGAGATGGATCAGATATAACAGGTATTAAAGGGCTTGATATTGAGATTAAAGCCCGCAAGGGATTCAATCCTAGCGAAACTATTAAACAATTACAAGAGCGCAGTAAAGACACCGGACTTGGGGTGGGTGTCATGCGCCTAAATGGTCAGGGTGAGAAATCGGTGGAGCAATTCGTTGCTGTTCTCACTTTGGCTGATTTAGTCTATTTACTCAAAGCAAGTGGCTACTGAACCGAAACTAATACATAGATGCGTAGGCTGTGGCCTATGGATTTATGGTAATCGTGAAAGGTGTGAAGCATGTCACAATCAGAAAGACACGCCGACAAACCCCGCATAAATACAGATGAACTTGACAAGCCTGCTATGCTGAAACGCCTTGCGCGCCTGAGAGGCAGCGCACTTCGGCGGTCAGCATTAGGGCGGGCTATTGTCATTTTAGCGTTGCTAATGACACATAGCGTTGCTGCCGTAGAAACTACTTACTCACCAGCATTAGCAGTAGTAGAAGATCAAAAGCCAGATTACGATTTAATGAATATCAAACTGTATCTACATAACCAGATAAATGATTGGGATCAGTTTGAGTGCGCTAACTACTTAGCACATAAAGAGAGTACGTGGCGTATTAGCGTAGTTAATAGCACTACTGGTGCATATGGATTGTTTCAGCATATGAGTAAGTACGCACCTAATTGGGATGCATATAAGCAGATAGATAAACACATTGAATACATAAACAAACGTTATGATGGCTCTTGGTGTAAAGCCTTAGATCACTTAGAGAGTAGAGGATGGCACTAAAACCATATAGAAGTACCGGACATTGGAAGCGCCTTAGATTGCAAGTCCTTCGCAGGGATGCGTACACGTGCGCCTATTGCAACGGAGTCGCAGATCAAGTAGATCACGTGTGGCCTAAGAGTCGTGGGGGCGAGGACACCTTAGAAAATTGTGTCGCTGCGTGCAAAGAATGTAACTATGCTAAGCGTGATAAAACGGACATATCACCACAAAACACCATTTTTTTTGTGCCTACGTCTAC